TATTAGCGACGTATTGACCTGATGCGATTAGTTCCGCAGCATCCACGGGTTCGCAAACGTGCTCTTTACCGGTATCTTTATCGAAAACGGTTCGTTTAACGTCGACGGGTTTTAACGGTTGTCCGGTTTCCGGATCGAATTTATTAGCCATGATTTTATTCTCCTGGATATTAAAGATACCGCCCCCGGAGGGGCGGCGTTTCTTAGTTTTTAGTTAAGAAACAATCGTAATCGATACTAGGCGCTGTACCCGTGATCGTAACACCTACACGGATGAACGCTGAATCGGCGTCGAGTTCTTCTGCGATCTTACCGCTTAACGGTATATCGAGTCGACCCGCTACTAACCCATTGTCACCAATATCCGGCATGGTTGCGATTGCTGTATAAGTACCACCAACAAGATCGGATACTTCAATAGCGAAAATATACGTTTCGTTTGTATATACTTTTCCGCTATATTGAATAACGGCTTTATAATCGCCGATTTTCCGAACGTCGAACGCGATACCAGTTTCCACGGCGGTTGCCGTTTCCGGTGTTCCGGCTGTACGCAATACAAGCGCGGTATCATAGATTTGTGAGACACGGTTTCCCATGATTATTTACTCCCAATTTGGGCGGGGATTAACCCGCCGTTAAATTAAACCGTTACGGTCGCCGATTTGATGCCGCGCAATCGAGCCGCGCCGCGTCCGTGAAATACTGCGAAAGATGAGTACCATTCGACAAGCGTACGATATAACGTACCGTCATCGGTTAGCCCTAAATCTTCGACATCGATTTCGCCATTTTGAATACCCATAACACCTTCTTCACTAAAGCTAACGCAATAGATAGAAGTTGATGCCGCGGTACCGCCGCCGGGATTCGCTTCGGTGAACGGTAAAATTGCCGTACTTGTATTATCGAGGTCTAACTCAATAATAGGCAAACCGTTATACGACGTGAGTTGACGCCCGAATTGATCAACGGTTGTCGTAATAAACCCACCGACGGACGTATTACGAGCCGCCGCAGTTAACAAACGACGCATGGCCTTATTCATAATCAAATGCGTCGGGTTATAAACCTGATCGATCAGCTGATCAAGTTTAGCCAACGATAGAGCGTCACCGCCCGCAGTCGTACCCGCATCGATTAACTGACCGTTAACAAGGCGAACTTGTAAACCGTCGAATTCTTTAGGTGCGCTATTCGTGTCGCCCTTAATGAATTTTTTAGTCCAGTTCAACGATAAGGCGCGAACTTTCATCGCTTCGTGACGTGAACGCGCATTTTCGCCTTGTGTTTTAATCAAGAAACGATCAACATCCAACGTACCGCCCGCGATAGTTAAACCCTCAGTTTGTGGGTTAATAACACCGTTTGATGCGCTATAAACTTCGTTAATACCACGGAAACCGACGCCAGGTAATGCATCCTCGGTATTATATTTTAATGCGTTACCTTGAATACTTTCAAACGGTAACGCCGCCAATACGCCAGACGAACCCGCGTATAATTCGATCACGCCTTGTTTAAGCTGATCCCCTGCTGATAATTTAGCATATTCCAATAGAGTTAAGGCCATAGCCGCAAACCTCCGATTAAGTTAAAAAAATAATTGATCCCTAGCCTTACCAGAGGTTTTTAGCGGCCTAGCCGACCATTCGAAAATGGATTTTTATTTATTAGCCCGAGCCGCCGCCATGCGACTAGCCCCGAATGTTTTATTATCGTCGTCCGAACCGCCGCCGCCTGGTGAACCTTTACCACCCGCACCGCTTAAACCGCTCGAATCAAACGCACCGGCGAAATTTTCGTCTTTCTTGAAATTCTCGACCAATGCTAAAATGGATAACGGTTCGCCTTTGTCATTAACAGAGGGATCACCGTTGTCCTCGATAACTTTTACAACCATTTGCCCATCCTTGTCAACAACTTTTATTCGTTGCTTCAATAATGGCATTAATAGTTTAGAATTACCTTTCGCGTCCGCTATCGCTTTAGCGACTTCGGAATCGACCATTAACGACTCAATTTGACCCATTAACTTTGTAATTGTATCAGATGAAACCCCTTCTTTCTTTTCGAAATCTTCGAGCATTTTTAAACGAATTTTTTCGAAGTCGCCGTTTTTAAGTGCCTCAGCTTCGGCAATCGCATCAACTTGTTTAAGCATCTCGTGGTATTTTGTCGCATCCACACCTTCGAAACCCTTTAATTGATCCTTGTATCCCGTAACTTTCCCGAGTAGTTCATCCCGCTTACTAACTAAACCGCTTTCGTCCTCTGCCGATCTAGCGATTAATTTTTCCGCTAACGATTCGTCATCCAAACCGATTGATTTTAAAAATTCCGCTGTTAATGCCATGATATTTACCTCACCTTGTAAAGTGCGACCTCGCCGCGTTATTAAAACTTTATTATATTTCCTCGCCGAATTCAATCGTTCCGCTGCACGTTGCCGAAGCGACTGTCGCCGTTATAACGAGATAGTCGCCGCGAGGGATAAAAAAATCAGCCAGGTTAGTACCTGGAGTCGCGATTCGTTCCGACGAATTCGCCTCGACTTTAAAATGTAACAAGTGTTCGAGTTTAGCTAAATCAACCGCCGTCGCGATGATATCTTTATCGACAAGTGATCCATTTCCGATATTATTAAATACCGCACCGGTGAAAGCCGTCGGATCGCGTGTTGTCCAGATCGCGAATTCTGTTCGTTTATCCGATGTCCCGGTAACTCGCATTAATCGTAAGTCGCGAGTATTAATTTGACCACCAAATAATAGCGGATTCCGTATTATTAAAACGGGAATATCATCCCCGTTAACCCCTTTATCGTGAGAATCAGCCGATGCGTATTGTTCTCGACCTTCTCGCCCGCCGTCGGTTGTAATATCGACGCATCCGCATTGTAAAACGCCCGCGTCGCCAATTGACGTAACCCGGAACGCAGCAGGTAATGACGGGTTACGAATTGATAATCCCGTTAGGGTATTGAGTAATTTTATTTCGTGAACGAGTTTTAAAAGTCCGGTTTCAGGACCACCGATAAAAAATTTAAAATTACCGACGCCGCGCCATTGGTATTGTATATCGTAAATATTACCTTTCGCGTAATCGATAACGAGTTCGGTTTTAATTTGTTCTTCGTGAGTAATAACGCCGTCGTTTTGAATACAAGCGTATAATTTACCGTCAACGTTAACGCGGAAAAACGCGCCGTTTGTCTCAGTAAATAAACCGAAATCCTCGACCGCGTTATCGTCCGGCGTCGGAATAATTATTGACGTCGCGTAATGATGCGACCGGTTCGCCTGGTACCTGGGATTTCGTCGCGAGTAAACATACGTTATATTGCCACTATTCGCGGCAGTTTTTACATTGAGAACGCTCTTAACAGAGGTAACGAGCGTCGATGCTGTAATATCTTCCTCGGTACCGTTTACCTCGGATTGCCACATTTTAACCGGGACGTCGAACGTAAACAGGCCATGAAACAAGCTATACGGCGCGACGACTTTCTGATTACCCCAGGCGTCGAGCGTTATATCGCCTTTACCTAATGTTACGTGATTTTGTTCGGTACTCATTTCATCATCACTATTTCGCCGTTAATTGTACACGTTAAACACGCTTTCGCTTTAATACCCGCGCTAACGCCGGTTTTCGTTCGGTGTAGTGTATGCCTAACGTCGATAAAAGTCACCCCGCCGCATTTAGGACACGTTACGATGTCGAGAGGGTTATTACCGCCGCTAATTACCTTAAATTTTCGCAAACGCGGCCTTTTCCCGTTTTTCGAGTTCTAATAATGTATAGGACCGTCCGTTCCGGTCAACAAACCGATCAAGCGGTACGCCACCATCGAGGAATAGTTTAGCTTTTTTCTTGCCGAGTACGTCCTCGACAAACCCTTTATTTTGATCTTTTAAAAATTCGCTATAGTTTTTTGCCTTTGTCGTTCCGATTACTTTATCGCGAACGCTTTTCGGAATATCCTTAACGCGACGTTTATCAGCAACATACGGACGATCGCTTAACCTACTATTCGGATCAGCCTTACCGAATAGCGTCGACCATTCAGCCGGGACCGGAACGCGAACGCTTCGGCAATTAAAATGTACGGGCGGGATCGGTCCAGTTCCGACGGGGAACCGCTTACCGTCCAGACTCATGCATATATCAGTTGTCCGCCCGTCCAACGTTGCGACATATTGTTCGGCCTCGATTATATCCGAATTTGCCCGCGCTATTTCACTCATCGCCGTTTGTGACGTGTGGCGAACGGCGGTTCGAATAACCGCTTCGATTTGTCGCCGTGTCATATTACCAACACCGCGAACCCGTGATGTAATTTGCGAAATTGTTTCGCCCTGGACGTAACCTAATCTTACGGCGGCTTGAAACGCCCTTCGAACGCCGTATTCCTGATCCCGCCACCATTGACGCAATATTTTACCCTGGAACGGTCGCGATGTTGCTGCAGCGTGTATCGCCGAAGGGGTAACGGCGGTTAACGATAATTTTATCGGGTATGCGTCGTCGATTATATCGATTTGAATTCGCGACTCGTATTCCGCAAGCGCCCGGAGACTTTCATCGGTACCGGATTGCAAACCCTTGTATAGTAAAACACTCGATTCGGTGATCCCTTTTAAAACCGCTTCTAAACGTGCGCGAGTGAGTAACCCGTCCCCAGGTGTACGAATTGCCAGTTTATTAGCAATATCCGCGACAACCTCATCAACTAACCTTGAATGTTTGCGATAAGTTGTCCGGGCGTAACGTAAATTAAAAATCGTATGACGGATCGCGCTATCTCTTAAATCGTCGCCGACGCTCATTAACAGCTGACCAACTCACCGTTGGTCAAATAACCATGCCATCGACATTTTCCCATTCGTTGAATAGAGGGTTCTAAAGTCATAGTTTCGAACGTGTCGCCGGTTCGTTGCCAAGTGTGGTTTTCCGTTTCAATAGGTGCCGCACCATGTACAGGATTTATAAACGGTATAAATGTACGTTCGCCGCAACTGCAAGGGCAATCGAAACCGATCCCAATTTTATCACTATATGGTACAGGCTCGCCCGTTTTTGAATTCGTTACACCTTCACCCCCATGCGAAACGAATCGAGGATTTAAGTCTGTTAATTTAATCTTCATCATTACCCCCTGTACCAAACTCATCGATACCACCACCACCTAACGCGGGCGGTTCGTCTGCGATTCGTTCCGCTTCGGTTTCGGCGTCGAGCGTGGTATCCCATTCTTTGTTTAAAATTTCGAATAATCCCTCGCGACTAATATCGCCTAATGCGCGAAGTTTAACGAGTTCCGGTACATTAACCGCGTCATGCATTATTCCTAAATCGGTCGGTATATTAACCTCGCCGGTGAAATCGGTGCCCATCATTTTACCGACCATTTGCATAGCCACAGTTAACGAGTCTTTTAAATTTTGGGCGAACGCCGATAATTCGGATATATCGCCGGACTCATTAATCGCTTTTTCGGTTGCGGTAATGGTTCCAGAGTTTTGCGGCGTGGTAAATTCGCCACCTAATGCAACCATCCGATCTTCAATGTCGATTAAATCTTGACGGCCGGCACCAATAGCTGCGCCGGAGTGTTCGACGTATTCGAGCCGCGCCGATTCGCTCGGGGATTTCGCTAACGTGTTCGGACCGATAATAAGTTCGATCTGTTTGCCTTCCTCATCGGTCGATGGTTTATAACCCGCCCAATGGAGGATCGGCACCCGCGCAACGTGTAGGATATTCGATTGATCGCTTGATTTTTGCCAGTGTTCGATATTTAACCAGGCGATATCTAATAACGGCGGTTTCGCGTCCATAAAACCATGACGATCGGAAAATACAGGAACGACGGGAACGAAGTTAATCGACGTTTCAATCGTTTGATGTAGGAACCAAACTTTATTTTTATCTTGGCGGTATAACCGAACGGTATTCGGTTCGATTACTCGAATTTGTTTGATCGTTTCAGTTGAAAA